AGTGGATGATATAGACCTTGGTTCAAGGTTGAAGAGGGTTGTTGGTGAGCGGAAAGAGTTAATCCGCGAGGTCATGATGGATGGTGTGCTAAAAGATATGGAACATTATAAATCTTTGCAAGGACAGCTTGAGGTTATATACTTGGTTGAGGAAACAATTAGACAATACTATAAGGAAGTGTAATTTTGACTAAACCTACAACCGAAGAGGCTTACGTCACAAGTGGTGAGCGATTTCTTGATCCAACCCTTTTAGACAAAACAGCCATTGAGCGTATGCCAGACCCCACGGGCTGGCGGATGCTTGTTTTTCCCTTTAAAGGAAGAAAGACATCAGACGGCGGAATCCATCTTTTACAAGAAACGGTTAACCGCGAAGCCCTTGCTACGGTTGTTGCTGCCGTGATCAAGATGGGGCCGCTTTGCTACGCAGATAAAGAGAAGTTTGGCGACACCCCTTGGTGTAAAGAGCAGCAATGGGTGTTGATTGGCAGGTATGCCGGGGCGCGTTTCAAGCTAGAAGATGGCGAAGAAGTGCGAATTATCAACGATGACGAGGTGATTGGCACCATCCTTGACCCAGAAGACATAGTGAGTTTCACATGATAGAAAATCAAAACGCAGAACAAATTCAAGAAGAGCAGGTATCAATTGAGGTTGTTGAAGATCCAGTTGAGGGTGTAAGTGAAGGCGACGAGCTTGAAAACTATACCAAGTCGGTTTCTAAGCGAATCAATAAGCTAAATCAAAAGAACCGAGAAACTGAAGCGCGAGCGCAACAGCTTGAGCAGATAGCCTTACAAAAAGAGGCTGAGCTTCAACAGTATCGCCAATACACGACCCAACAATCTGGTGCGGTTTTAGAGAAAGAGCAGGAAGCTCTTTTGTCCAAAGAGGCTCAGATTGACGATGTTTATCGCAAAGCTGTGGAGTCTGGTGACGCTGATTTAATCACCAAGGCAAACAAGCTACAAAATGACATTGCCATTCAGAAGGAAAAGCTTCGGGTTGCTAAGTCGCGTCAAAGCCAACAAGTTGCTCAGGAGCAGTATCAGTCTCAGGGTAATGAGCAGGCAGTTAACTATCAGAACGAAGCTAGGGTTGAGCAAGAGATTCAACCAACAGAAGACGCGCTTGAGTGGCATGAAAGAAACCCGTGGTATGCCGATCAAGATAACGAAGACAACATGAAGGCGACTCAATACGCCTACTATGTACACTACAACTTAGCCAACGAAGGCTTTGATGTAGGCTCTGATGAGTATTACGAAGAGCTGGATTCCCGTGTCGGTACGGTATATCCTCACACCAGATCCGCAAATAACGGTTCAAAGGTCGTTAAGAATGAAGCTAGACCCGCTGTGCAAAGAGTCGCTTCAGCTACCCAAGGTGGTGGTCGATCAAAAACACAAGGCAATAAGAACGGCGTAAGCTTTTCTAAGTCAGAACTAGAGCGACTCCAGAGTCTTAAGCCGCACAATATGTCTGAAGAGGCATGGTTGCAGCGAGTGGCAAAAGAGAAGCAAAAAATTGCATCAAGAGAGGCAAACTAAAATGGCAGAAGCAAAGGCAAACGCACGCTCATCCCGTGAATCGCAGTCACACGATAATCAGACTCGTAGAAAACCGTGGCGTCCAGTGCGCTCATTAGAAACCCCTACCCCACCCGAAGGTTACACTTATCGGTGGATTAGGGAGTCAATGTTGGGACAGGAAGACCGAGCTAATGTCTCGCGTCGAATTAGAGAAGGTTGGGAACTCGTAAGAGGAACTGAGCTACCTCCAGAATGGAGATCTCTACCAACAATGGATAATGGCAGGCATGAAGGCGTGGTTTACAACGAAGGGTTGCTGTTAGCGAAGATCCCTAACGAAACCGTGCAAGAGCGTAGAGATTACTATCAAGGTAAGTCTAAAGAAGCTACGGAAGCTTTAGATAACAACTTGTTTAATGAGTCTCGCAGCGATTCACGTTATGTTAAATACGATCCTCAGCGCGACAGCAACGTAACATTTGGTCGAAAATAAGAGGAATTCAAAATGGCGAATCAAGACGCTGCTTTTGGAATGAAGCCAGTCAGAATGATTGGTGGCGCACCCTACAACGGCGGTCAGAGTCGGTATCGAATTGCGGCTAACTATGGCACATCTATTTTCCAAGGCGACATGGTTGCTGCGGTTACAGGTGGTGGCGTAGAAGTTCATGCAGATGGCGGGACTGTGCCTATTGTTGGTGTTTTTAACGGTTGTATGTACACAGATCCCACTTCTGGCGAGCAAGTGTTTAGCAACTACTACCCTGCAAGCACTAACGCTGCTGACATCATTGCTTTTGTAATTGATGATCCTATGGTTGTGTTTGAGATCCAAGCTGCGATAGCTTTCCCGATTGCTGACCTGTTTGGTAACTTTGATATTGTCTATACGACTGCTGGATCTACCAAAACTGGTATTTCTGGAGCTGAGCTTCAAGTCACAGATGGCGGCACTGGCCTTACTTTGCCGGTTAAAGCAATAGACATCTCTGAAGATCCAGCAAACTCAGACGTAGGCGCAGCACATACAAATGTGTTGGTAACGATTGAAAATCACCTGTATGGCATCAAAGGCGCAGGCTTAGCATAAAAGGAGCTAAATAATGGCTATCTCAAGAGCACAACTAGCTAAAGAGCTAGAGCCGGGCTTAAACAGCCTGTTCGGTATGAGCTACGACAGCTATGACCGGGAATATGAGGAAATATTTTCTGTAGAAGACTCTCAAAGAGCCTTTGAAGAAGAAGTTCTCATCACTGGTTTCGGTAATGCACCAACCAAAACTGAAGGCCAAGGCGTTGTCTTTGACAATGCTACTGAGTCTTTCACTGCACGTTATACTCACGACACCATCGCGTTAGCGTTCGCGCTCACCGATGAAGCCGTTGAAGATAACTTATATGACTCGTTAGGTAAGCGATACGTTAAAGCTTTGGCTCGCTCTATGGCGAACACCAAAGAAGTCAAGGGTGCTGATGTACTGAACAATGCGTTCAGCTCAAGCTTCACTGGCGGTGACGGCGTGTCCTTAATCAATACAGCTCACCCACTTGCTGGTGGCGGTACTGCCGCTAACCGTGCAACGTCTATGGCTGATTTGAACGAGACGAGTTTGGAAGATGCGTTAATAGACATATCAACCTTCACGGACGATAAGGGTCTAACGATCTCTGTTCAAGCGTCTAAGCTTGTTGTTCCACCTCAGTTGGTATTTGTTGCTGACCGTATTTTGAACTCTACTTTGCGTTCTGGTACTGCCGACAACGACATCAACGCTGTACGCAACACGGGTGTATTGCCCGGCGGGTATACGGTTAATCATTATTTAACCGATCCAGATGCGTTCTTCATCCTAACTTCTGTTACTGACAGCGGCGAAGGCTTGAAGATGTTCCAGCGTACTGCGATGGAAACCACAATGGAGCCTGATTTCACTACAGGTAACATCCGTTACAAGGCCCGTGAGCGTTACAGCTTCGGCTTTAGTGACTGGCGTGGCATCTACGGCTCACAAGGCGCGTAGATACCAAGCAATAAAAAAGGGGGCTTATGCCCCCTTTTTTTATGCCTTGTTTTAATCGCTTACGCGACCTCCTCTTCGTTGAATGTAGCCTTTGTTGGGCGCTTGAAGAAGCCAAACTTCTCATCGTCCTCCGATGGCTGAATGGTTGCTGAGAATGATACTGAGCGGCCTTTTACATTCTCTAGCTTAGATGGCACTGAACCCCAAACCTTGAAGCCTCGGTCATCTTGAACCAACATCTTGAGAGTTGATCCGTACATGGATTCCTGCCATTTGGTGGTAAGAACGATACCGCTGATCTTAACCTTACCTGTAGGGCATGGCTCCGCAGCCTCTAGCACTGCCTGACGCTTAGCTTCCTCGACTGCTCTGGCAGCTTTGATTTCGCCAAGTAGCGCATTTTCAACGTGTTCAGCAACGTCATCTGTGGCATTTGATAGATAGGCAAAACAGACGTAGTTGC